AAGGTTCTGACCAGTGGTATTGGAAAATTGCAAAAGCTAGTGAGACAAAACTTGTAAAGGACACAGAGTTAGAAGCTGCACAGTTGCAGATGACACCAGAGCAGTATGAACAAGAGTATGAGTGTTCATTTACGGCTGCGATTATTGGTGCGTATTATGGTAAGTTACTTGCTGATTTAGATGACAATGGAAAGATTACGAGAGTGCCATATGATCCTGCGTTGCCAGTACATACGGCTTGGGATTTAGGAATTAATGATAGTACAGCTATTTGGTTTGCACAGGTTTATAGAGGGGGTGCTGTTAATGTTATTGACTATTATGAGAATAGTGGCGTTGGCTTGGACCATTACGCTGAAGTATTGCGAAAGAAAGATTATCACTGGGGAGATCATCTTGCTCCACATGATATTGAGGTTCGAGAACTGGGTAGTGGGAAATCGAGATTAGAGACTGCGTTTAGCTTGGGTATACGTTTTAGGGTTATACCAAAGATGAAAGTTGCTGATGGTATTAATGCTGCGAGGATGATGATACCTAAATGTTACTTTGATAGGGATAAATGTGCCGAAGGTCTTGAGATGCTAAGACAATATAGGCAGGAGTGGGATGAAAGAAAGAAGATATTTAGAGATCAGCCACGCCATGACTTTACGAGTCATAGTGCTGATGCGTTTAGGTATTTAGCTATTGGGTTGGAGAATCGTACTGTTATGACTAGACCACCACAATCTGTGGCAGTGAATGAGTACAATCCTTTTACGCTATGATGTATTCTCAGGATTACCATGATGCTATGGATATGGTTGAGTATAGTGAGCATCATAGAGACTGGGATAAAGATATGTTGCAGAAATATATTGAAAAACCATTAGGGATTAGACAGTATAAGATTATTAGGAATGATTATCAGGAGCCATTGATGTTTGCCACATGGGGTTTTCCAAGCGAGAAGCAGGTAGATGAATACGTTGAGAGCAGGTATTTTCCTGTTGATGGGTATAAGGGTGGTGGCAGTAATGTTTGGCTAGTAGACTTTATTGCAAAAAAAGGTTATACAAGAATAGGTTTTCTTGTTTTGAAGAAAATGTTTATGCGTATTGGCTACAAGAAAGCCTTTTGGTTTAGACCTGAAACTGAAAAGTTAGGGTGGCATATTGTGAAAGGAAAGTAACGTGGGTGGTGGTCCTAGTGGTGGTGGAGATTCAAAAGGAAACTCTATGACTAACAAAGATGTAGCTAAAGCAAAAGCTAACAAACAAAGGAAAGAGATGGCACAGTCAGGTGTGCAAGATCCACTTGACTTCACAAGACTTACAGAGAATTTGCAAGCACAAAAATTAGAACGAGAAGCTGAGAAATCACAAATTAATTTGCCTATTCCTACTCTTGGCAGTGTTGCTATGAATACAATTAGTTCATTTAGTGCACGGAACCAAGCTAAAGAGTTAAGGCGTGGTGGAGAAATGATTACTGATGACAAAGGTAATTACCAAGGTGTTGTTGGTAAAAACTTTTTAGGTGGTAGGGTTTACAGTGGTAATCCAGACTTTGATCCTATAGGTGGTAAACCTAGTGGGGGAGATGACAATGGTTCAGTAACTACGCAAAGACAGGACATAACACCTGAAAAAACTGCTGAGATTACACCTGAGATAATACCTAATGATGAGCCTATAACAACAAGATATGCTAGAAAAAGAACAAGGCGTGTTGGTCAGGCTGGTACTATTATAGAAGGTTATGGAGCCTTGACAAGAAAACCATCTGCAAGATCAGTAACATAGGAGATAAAAATGGGTGGTGCACCAAAAAAAATAGCAAGGGCAACAAAAAAAACATTACAAAAAGTTGAAAAGGCTTTAGTTGAACCTTTAGAAAAACCAGTAAAAAAAGCTATAAATGTAGTTGAAAAGGTTGGTGCTGATATAGTTGAGCCTTTGGAAAGACCAGTAAAAAAACTTGTAAGAGAAGTCAAAGAGACTGTTACTGGCACAGATAAAAATGATTATAGAAAGCCTGAACAACCAGTAGAATCACCAGAGATAACACCTGAAGTTGTTGAAGATGAGTCAACAATAACAACTAGGTATGCCACTAGAGGTAAAAGGTCAGGTCAAGGGGGTACGATCATGGAAGGCTATGGCGTAGTTACACGACCAAAAAGCAAAAAAGCAATAACATAGGAGATATAAATGTCATTCCTCAAACCAAAAGTTTATGTTCCACCACCACCACCAGTTCCAGAAGAACCTGAACAAGCTGATTATGAAAAGGCTGCTGCGTTAGCTGGAGAAGCAGAAACACAAGAAAGAAAAAAACGTAGAGGGCGTGGCAGTACGATTGTTGCAGGTCAACTAGGTGAAACGTCTACAAGTATGAGTAGTACAGGTGGCACACCAACTTTATTAGGATAGAATTATGATGAATGTCAAAGATATAGTTGCTAGATTTCAACACGTTGAAGGTCAGAGAGATAACTGGAATAATCATTACCAAGAGTTAGCTGACTATATGTTGCCAAGAAAGGCAGACATAGTTAAGAAAAGAAGTCGTGGTGAAAAGAGAATGGAGCTTATCTTTGATGGTACAGCTCTACAATCAGTAGATTTATTATCATCTAGTTTACATGGTATGCTAACATCAGGTGCTACACCTTGGTTTCATTTGACAATGAAAGACGAAGAACTAGGCAGAGATGAAGAAGTACAGAGGTGGTTAGAAGATTCCTCGCAAAGAATGATGCGTGCCTTTACTATGTCTAACTTTGAAACAGAAGTCCATGAGATGTATGTTGACCTAGTTGTATTTGGTACTGGATGTATGTTTGTTGAGATGGATGACAAGACATTACGATTTAGCACAAGGCATATATCAGAGTTTTATGTAACAGAAGATCAGTATGGTATCGTTGATACTGTGTTTAGAAAGTATGAACTGCCTGCAAGACAAGCTGTGCAAAGATTTGGCGTTGATAATGTAGGTCCATTTATAAAAAAGACATTTGAAAAGAAGCCTGATGAAAATGTAGAGATACTTCATGTTGTGATGCCTAGAAAAGAAAGAGATCCAACGAAACGAGATAATAAGAATATGCCATTTGCATCTATGTATATTTGCATGGAAACAAAAATGATATTGGCAGAGAGTGGTTTTCAGGAACTACCTTACGTTGTACCACGCTTCTTAAAGGCAACAGGAGAAGTGATGGGTAGATCTCCAGCTATGGTTGCATTGCCAGATGTAAAGATGATTAACTTGATGTCTAAAACAATCATACAAGCAGCACAAAAAATGATAGATCCTCCACTATTAGTGCCTGATGATGGGTTCTTGCTCCCCATTAGGACCCAGCCTGGAGGTCTCAACTTTTACAGATCAGGTTCAAGAGATACAATAACACCGCTACAAACTGGTGCAAACATACCCATTGGATTGAACATGGAAGAACAACGAAGGATGGCAATTCGTTCTGCTTTCTTCGTTGACCAATTACTAAGTGGCAGTACGCCTAATATGACAGCGACAGAAGTTATACAAAGACAAGAAGAAAGAATGAGAGTTATAGGTCCTGTGCTTGGTAGATTGATGAACGAAATGCTAAGACCTTTGATTGATAGGGCGTTTGCTTTAATGCTTCGTGCAGATATGCTTGCTGTACCACCAGAGGTTTTGCAAGGATTAGATATTGATATTGAGTATGTGTCACCATTGGCAAGAGCACAAAAGTCTAGCTCTGTTAATGGTGTAATGAGAGCCTTAGAAATACTAATGCCATTGTCACAGTCATTACCAGTTGGAGATCATATTGATCCTGATGGATTGGTTAATTATCTAACAGACGCATTAGGAGTGCCAAAGAAAGTATTAAGGTCACAGTCATCTATTGATGAGGAAAGAGAACAGCGTGCAATGATGCAGCAAGAGCAGATGGAAAGACAAATGGAGCAAGAGGATGTGGCTACAGTTGGTCAGGCAGCACAAGCAGTAAGAATGGTTGGTGCAAATGAATGACCAGATGGCACAACTCAGAGTTATGTATAAAGATACGTTTGGGGATAATGCTGGTAAAAAGGTGTTAAGTGATTTGGAGATACGCTGTAACTGGCGTGCTTCAAGTTATGTAGCTGGAGATGCCAATGCTACAGCCTTTGAAGAAGGTAAAAGGGCAGTAATACTACACATATATAACATGATGAAAGAGGAGTAAATATGTCAGAACAAGTTGCTGAACAGGTAGCCGAACCAGTACAGCCTGTAGAGTTGGAAACTCCAGCCGAGGTTGCACAAGGTGGGTCTGGTAACAGTTTCATGGAAATGATACCAGAAGAATTAAGGGAACACCCAAGTCTATCACCAATAAAAGATGTTGGTAATTTAGCTAGGAGTTATGTAAATGCACAGAGATTAATAGGTAGCGATAAGGTTCCGTTGCCAAAAAATCCTACAGACGAAGATTTAGATAATATTTACAGTAAGTTAGGCAGACCAGAAACACCACAGGGATATGAGTTACCTGTTGATGGTAATGTTATAACTGAAGAAATAGCTACACAATATGCAGATATTGCACATAATCTAAGACTTACGCCACAACAAGCACAAGGTGTATTAGATTATTATAAGAGTACAGTTCAACAAACAAACGAAGGTTTGGTGGAGCAAGCTGAAAAACAAGCCGAACAAACAGCAGCAGAACTTCAAAAAGAATGGGGTCAGGCTTTTGAACAGAAAGTAACGGCTGCAAAAGATATTGTTGAACAGTTTGGTGGAAGTGATTTGTTGCAAATGAAACTGGAAGATGGAACACTGATTGGTAATCATCCAGCTTTTATTAAGGCTTTTGCTGCAATGGGAGATTTTAAATCTACTGTAACAAGTGAAGATACTGTCAGTGACAATGCAACTAACAGGGCATACACACCAGCAATGGCACAACAAGAAGTTGATACAATAATGAACGACAAAACACACGCCTATTGGAATAGGAAAGATCCTATAGGAAGACAACGTGCAGTTGAACGTATGCAGGAATTAATGGGATATATTCATGGATAATGAATTGACACCAACACAACAGATTCGTTTGGAATGTTTGAGGTTTGCTGTAGAATTTGGAACGCAAAGAGATTTGTTGCATCCAGAGAAACAAGCTGATATATATTTTAAATGGGTTATGCAGGGTAGCTCGGCAACGAGTCCTCAAGACAATCGGATAGACGATAGCCTAAAGTCGGCTAAAAATTCTAGGAGTGTCCGTAAAGGGTAGCACACTGTAAATAAATCAAATGTAACTTTTACGAAGGAGACTTAAATGTCAGCCACAGTAACTACAGCATTTGTCCAACAGTATTCTGCTAACGTGCAGATGTTATCTCAACAGATGGGAAGCCGTCTTAGAGACACAGTTCGTGTAGAGAATATTACAGGGAAAAATGCTTTTTTCGATCAGGTAGGCGTTGCTACTGCACAGTTGCGTACC